CAGGCCGCGATCAAGAGCGAGATGAAGAGCGCGTTCGATCGCCCGACTGCGTATGCCGTCAACGGCACGTTCCTCAAACCTGCGACGAAGCAGCGCCTGGAGGCCCGGGTCTGGGTCAAGGACAACGTGGCCAGTAAGGGCACGCCGGCTGACCGCTTCCTGCTGCCGCAGATCTACGGCGGCCCGCGTGGCCAGAAGGGTATGGAGCGTCTGCTGCAGCGCTCGGGCCTGATGCCTGCCGGCTGGTTCGCCGTGCCGGCCGCCGGCGCCCAGCTGGACGGCAACGGTAACGTCAAGCGCGGTCAGATCGTCCAGATCCTGTCGCAGCTGAAGCTCCAGCGCGGCGCGGGCTTCGAGTCAAGGGCGACTGGCAGCGCACGATCGAACCGCACCATCGCGCGGCAGGGCGTTACCTACTTCGCGCTGCCGGGCAAGCGTCGCGGCCTAGAGCCAGGCATCTACCTCAAGCGGAAGTTCGCGCACGGCGCAGCGGTGAAGCCGGTCTTCCTCTTCGTGAAGTCGATCAACTACCGGCCGCGCCTGCGCTTCTTCGACGTGGGCACCGCGACCGTCAACGCGCAGTTCCCGCGCCACTTCGAGGCGGCTTGGGCGAAGGCGGTGCAGGGCGAGCGGCTGCGATAGGGGCAAGGCGAACCTGCCCTCGATGATGGCAACCAAGACAACGAAAAGGAAATCAGAACATGGAACGTACCAACTACACCGAATTCGACAAAGGCCTGCTGGTGGCCATTGCCCTTGGGTACAACACGATGAGCAAGCTGGACAGCAAGGACAGCGGGCTGCATGACCTCGCTGAGCCGTACCGTCGCAACGGTTTGTTCGGTGAGGCGGTGCCAGCCTCCCGCGTCATTGATCGTCGGCTGCAGGCGCTGCGCAAGCTCGGAAAGCTTCGCTTCAATGGGCGCTACTGGGTGCGCCTAGTCGACGGCAGGCCGGCGGCCTGAGGTGGCCGGGCACACCCTGCCACCCCCTCCCCGGGGTTAGGTTCTTCCAGGGAGGTGGTTGGCAAGGGTAATTCAGGCCCCGTCATCGCACTAGCCGGTGCCAAAAACATTTCCTGACAGATAACCTGACAACGTACCAAAACACATGCCGAACCTGACAACCATTGCCGAGTGGGCCGAGACCGTGGGGATTTCCCGCCAGTCCGGGTACGAAGCGGTGAAGCGCTGCGAGATTCCGGTGACCGACGGGAAGGTCGACCCTGAGTATGCGACGCACCTGTACAAAAAGAACACCCGCCAGCGAGCGAACGGCAACCGGCCTGCCTCCTCGGCTGGTGGGGCGCAGCCCGCGGGGCCGGCGGGTGTGGGAGGTGCTGGAGGTGCGGAGACGCCGCCAAAGGCGCAGGTGCCTGGGTACGACAGCAGCCGTGCTCGCCGGGAGGCAGCGGAGGCAGCGAAGGCCGAGCTGCAGCTGGCCGAGATGGCCGGCAAGTTCCTGCTCAAGACCGACGTCGAGGCCGCGGCCTTCGAGATCGCACGCTCGCTGCGTGACGGCCTGAACAACAGCGCGCGGCGCATCGCCGCCGAGGTGGCGTCGCTGACCACGACCGAGCAATGCGAGGAGGTGATCGATCGCGAGATTACCGCGCTGCTGGGCAGCATGTCCCAGTCGCTCAATGCCGACCTGGACGTCGACGTCAGCGGAGCCCTGAACTGATGATCGCTTCCGCCACTCAGATCGTCTGCGCTGCATTCAGCCGCGGCCTGGAGCCTGACCCGAACCTGCCGGTCGACCAGTGGGCCGACGAATACATGGTCATCCCGAAGAGTGGCGGCGCGAGCGAGTACGGTAAGTACCGCACCAGTCGCACGCCGCACGCCCGCGACGTGATGCGCGCGCTCTCGCCGAGCCATCGCAGTAAGCGCGTGGTAGTGATGGGCGCATCGCAGATGCTGAAGACACAAGTCGCTTTGAACTTCTTCGGGGCGTGCGTGCACCAGGCGCCGTCGAACTTCCTCTGGATCCTCCCGACCGGCAAGCTTGCCAAGCGCGCGAGCAAGCGAATCGACAAGACCATCGACGCCGTGCCGGTCCTGCGTGAGCGCGTCGCCCAGCCGCGCGCCCGCGATGCTGTCAACACGATGGATACCAAGGAATACATCGGCGGCGCGCTGACCATCGTCACTTCGGGTGCTGCGGCCAACCTCTCCGAGCTTTCTTGCCGCTACCTGGTGTACGACGAGGTCGACCGCGCCGATTCCAACGTGGACGGCGAGGGCGACACCACTGCCCTGGCCGAGGCCCGTCAGACGACGTATGAACGCAACAAAAAGTCCTACTACCCCAGCTCGCCGACCGTCAAGGACGAGTCGACGATCGAGGCCCTGTACCAGAAGGGCACCCAGCGCGAAGCCCTGGCCGACTGCGTGCACTGCGGGCATCCGCAAACGCTGGTGTTCGAACGCCTACAGCAGGACGACCACGGCCGCGCCATGTACCCGTGTATCGAGTGCGGCGCGTTCATGTACGAGACCGACAAGACAAAGATGTTCGAGCGGGGCGCCTGGACCGATGGCGTCGCCGGCGACGGTGAGACCGAAAGCTTCACGATCAGCGGCATGTTCCTCCCTTACGGCTGGTTCTCCTGGGACGGCCTGCTCAAGGAATACCGCGCCGCCAAGCGCAAGCTGGAGGAGGGCAGCGAAGAGCTGATGATCACCTTCTACAACACCCGCCTGGCGCGCAGCTGGGAGCGCAAGAAGGAACAAACCAAGGCCAAGGAACTCGAGGACCGCGCTGAACCCTACAAGCTCGGCACAGTGCCGAAGGGTGGCCTGATCCTGGTGGCCACGGTCGATACCCAGCCGGACCGCTTCGAGCTGAAGGTGACTGCTTGGGGCGAGGGTATGGAAGCATGGATCATCGACTATCAGGTGATCACCAGCTCGCCGTCGGATCAGGATACCCAAGACAAGCTCGACGAGCTGCTGAAAACGCAGTACCGCCACGCCGGCGGGCGAATGCTGCCGGTCTCGGCCGCGTTCATTGACTCAGGTGGCGCGAACACCCAGGACGTCTACAACTTCTGCCGCAGCCGCCAGCATCGCCACGTTTTCGCGATCAAGGGCCACTCGGTGGCGAACAAGCCGATTCTCGGCGCGAAGCCATCGCTGCAGGACGTGAACTGGAACGGCCAGATCATCCCGCAGGGCGTCAAGCTATGGATGATCGGTACCGACACCGCGAAGGACTACCTGTCGGCCCGGTACCGCGTCACCGAAGGGCCGGGGGCAATCCACTTTTCGAAAGACCTACCGAAGGAGTATTACGAGCAGCTGACTGCCGAGTACTGCATCACCGTCTGGCGCCGAGGCCACAAGGTGCGCGTGTGGGAGAAGAAGAAGAGCGATCGCAACGAAGCTGGCGACCTGATGGTCTACGCCCTAGCCTGCGCCTACTACCTCGGCCTGCACAAGAAAAACGCCGCGCAGTGGAAGCAGGTGCGTGAGTTCGTCGATCCCGACACGCGCGACCTGTTCCAGGAGCCAGCGCCGGCCGCCAGCGACACCAATAACGATAACGCCGTCACGGCACCTGTCCAAGTAGTCCAACCACGTCCTGAGCCATGGCCACCAACGAAACCGCAGCAGACCCAATCCAGCCCTCCACGTCGCCCGGTCGGGAGGCAGTGGTGAGCCAGGAAGTGTTCGATGACGCCGACCTGGTCGACGCTATCTTCGCCTACCTAGACGAGGAGTTCCCGCAACTAGCATCGCGGCTGACCGCACTGAAAGAGGAAGTGCGTCAGGAATTCAGCGGCATCGAGATCTACATTCCCCGGCGCTCGGCAGCGCGGCGCAAGGAACTCACCACGACCGTGCTGACCCTGTTCAATGGCCGCAACGCCACCGAGATCGCCCGCAAGCTGGGCCTTGGCCGTGCGACGGTCTACCGGATCATTAAGCAGGCGGGCGGCAAGAAATAGCGCCGAGCGGAAAGACTGTCTCAGTTTTCCGAGAATTGAGACAGTCGAACCGCTACCCTCGGCGGTATGGCCCTTACTCAAACCGATCTCGACACACTCGACATGGCGATCGCCCGCGGCACGTTGTCCGTGGAGTTCGACGGCCGCAAGCACGTCTACCAGTCCACCACAGAAATGATCAAGGCGCGCGACCACATTGCGCGTCTCGTCAATGGCGGCGCACAGAACCGCGGCCCAGCCGTTTTCGGCTTTCGCTTCACCACGTCGAGGGGCGACTGATGGCCAACATCCTGGACCGGATCGTTGGTTGGGTCAGCCCTCAGGCCGGCATTGCGCGCCACTTCGCACGCCGCCGCCTGGAGCGCGCCTACGAGGCGGCCAGTCCGCGAGACCCGTGGCGTCCGCGCCGCGCAGGCGCCAGCGCGAACGCTGACCACCAGGCCGACGCCAAGATGCTGCGCAACAAAGCGCGCGCCCTGGTCCAGAATGTCCCCTATTGCACAGCGGCGCTGGCAGGCCTGGTCTCCGCGACCATCGGTACCGGTATCGTCCCGCGCGCTACCGGCGCAGAAAAGGAAGCGCTCAACAAGCTTTTCAAAGAATGGACCAAGGTCTGCGACGCAGACGGCCGCTTCGACTACTACGGCCTGCAGAAGGCAGCCTATGCCGCGCTTGAGCAGGACGGAGAAGTGCTGGTACGGCTTCGCCCGCGCCGCCCTACGGATGGCCTGCCGGTACCGCTGCAGCTCCAGCTGCTCGAAATCGACTGGCTCGACAGCGAGCGCATGGGCACAAACGGCGGTAACCAGATCGTCAACGGTATCGAGTACGATGTACTCGGTGCCGTCACGGCCTACTACCTGTGGGACCAGCACCCTGGCGATACGGCCCTGATCCGCGGCCGCAAGGCGCAGAGCTCGCGCGTGCCGGCCAAGAACATTATTCACCTGTTCAGCCCAGAGCGACCGGGCCAGGGTCGCGGCTTCTCCCGCTTCGGCCCAGTCATCGCGCGCGTGCGCGACCTCCAGCTGTACGAAGACGCCGAGCTAGCGCGCAAGAACCTCGAAAGCCGCTTGGGAGTGCTGGCCAGCGGAGACATAAGCCAGATGGAAAACCCGGCCGCGCTCGGCGACGGCGGCGCAGGGCAGGGCCAGGCCGGCCGTGACCTGGGCGAGCTGGCCGGCGGCGGTATCGTCGGTATGCCGGCTGGAATGAACTTCACCGTCATCGAACCGAAGGCGGTACCGGGCTACGTCGATTACGTGAAATACCAGCTCCACCTAATCGCTGCCGGTCTAAGCGTCCCCTACGAGATGCTGACCGGCGACATGGCCGAGGTTAACTTCAGCAGCGCGCGCGTGCGCCTGCTCGACTTCCGCCGTGCGATCCAGCAGACCCAGTGGCTGGTCTTGATCCCCAAGTTGCTTGTGCCGATCCACGAAGCCTTCGTTGAGGCAGCGTACCTTGCTGGCAAGATCCGCACGCGCGACATGTCTGTCGACTTCAGCCCGCCGAAGTGGGACTACGTGAATCCGGAGCAGGACGTGAAGGCCGACCAGGCTGAGATCGCCGCCGGCCTGTCCACGATCAGCGAAAAGTTGCGGCAGCGCGGCTACGACCCGGACGTCGTGTTCGCGGAATGGAAGTCGGACTTCGACAAGCTAAGTAAGCTCGGGATTCTCGAAACCATGCTCTTCCTGCAGCGTGGGAACCTACCGACTGCAGCTTCAGGCGAAAGCAAAGCATCTTCTACCGTTAAACAATAGTGCGCCTGGCGCGCTTCTTACGAGGTCAATACTATGTCCGGTCATACCGACTACGCACGCAACAAAATTATCGACGCTGTGTGGCGTGCCCAGGCGCTCGGCGCG